AATTTACTCCTTGAAAAGAACGGAGTATGTCCATTGTGTGGGAGGGCCGATAAATGAACTATATAGTAACGGGGGACTGGCATCTAACTACCAGTAACCCAAGAATCAGAAAGGATGACTATCCAAAAAGACAATTGGATAAAGTAGAGTGGATATGTAATCTGGCAAATACCGAGAAAGCATGTGTAATGGTTACCGGTGATGTATTTGATCGTCCATCTTATCTGTCTTATCCTTTGATGAACAGACTGGTAGCAATTCTTAGAACGGTAAAGAAAGGAGTTTTCGTTATATTTGGACAACATGACATTCACTACCACAATCCCAACATAACGAAAACTCCACTAGGGTTACTGTTATCTTCAGGAGTGGTTAAGTGGGCTTGGGAACAAGGAAAAGATATTTGCCAATGTAATTATGGAGAAGATTATACTAAATGCAGTGGAAAGATCCTTGTTGTCCATTACTCTATTACTCCGAAGGAACCTCCTTTCTTCCTGAAAGATGCAAAATCTGCAAAATCTTTCATGGATGAAGTGAAGTGGGCAGACTACATATTCTCTGGTGATTTCCATGAACATCATGTGACTCTATCTTCTGAACAGATATTGGTAAATCCTGGCCCTATAAGCAGAGCGGAAAAGGATAAGATGAGGGTAATACCAAAAGTTGTATTGGTAGACACCACCCAGAATTTTACACAAGCGTTTGATATACCCATTGAACAGGATGTATTTGATCTGGACAAGGTAGATAGAGATAATGTGGTTTCTTACAAAGAGGATGTCCGTGAGTTGGCTGAAAACATTCGGACAGCTACAGTAGGAAAGAAGTACCACGAAATACTGGAAGCGGTGGTAAAAGCTTCTAACCCAAGGAAAGAAGTAAAAACTGTAATCTCACAGGTAATGGAGGAAGTTTATGGACGCACTAAAACAGCTTGAAAAGATAAAAGAAAATCTGGATAGGGCAAAGGAAGAAAAGGCTAACATCAATGGTCAGATATCTGCTAAGATTGACCAGCTTGTGGCCTTGGGATTCAAGAAAGATTCCAAGAATCTTATGGGGGATATTGAAAAGAAACTTGAAGACTTGGAAACAGAGATAACGGATCTTGAATTTTCTTTCGAGGAAGGGGTATCCGATTTTCAAAGGGAATTTCCTGTTCTTTTCAAGGAGGGGTGATGGATAATTTCCAACAAATAAATGACACCCTGCAAAAAGCCGTTAATACTTTAAGTGAATTTAATACCACCTTACAATTTACCACAACCGCAATAAAGGAAGCTGGTAAAACAATGGATGCTCTATTGGATCTCAAGGTGGATCACATTGATGCAAGAGAGTTAATCCTTAAAGCTGCCCAGCTAACCCAGGAAAACCTTCAAAAGCATTTATCTGAAATTGTCACAAATGCTTTGGAAATAGTTTTTGAGGAGGAGGCACCGAAGTTTATTGTAAAGTTCAAACCCAAAAGAAATTCATCGGAATGTGAAATGTACTTCTCCGATGATGGAATAAATGAAATGGATCCACTTGATTCCTGTGGGTTTGGTGCCGTAGATGTTGCCTCTTTTGCTTTGCGAATATCTATATGGGCTTTGGGAAAGAATAGACCGACCATTATAGTTGATGAACCTTTCAGGAATCTCGATTCAGAAAGGATGCCAAGAGCTTCAGAGATGGTAAAAATTCTGTCTGAAGAACTTGGTATCCAGATGATTATTGTTACTCATGAAGAGGATCTTCAGCAGTGCTCCGATAAGGTATTTGTAGTTACAAAAGGTAAGAATGGGTCTACCATAAAGGAGAAGTAATGGCAAGTAAATCCGTAAAGCAATCATTGATTTTATTATCAGTCATATCGGGATGCCTGATACGTATGGACGAAACCAATATGTTCTCTGTTGTAGCTATGAAGAAACTCATAAGAAAAACAATCATGGACATAAAGACCATTCAAATGCAATGGCCGGACAAGGAATCCGAGTTTGATAAAGATTGGGAAGATGTTGAGTGGGGAGTAACAAGAGTTGCCACATGGTCAGAACATATACGGAAACTCAAAGACTACCATAGGGTTCCAGTATTTGCTGTGGTTTGTCTTCGATGCTTAAATGATCTTCAGACAAAGATTAAGAATACAAAGAAGTTGGGAATGCTTTTAAATCTTGTGGAACCTTTGGAGAAAATTCATTCATTCATTGATCCTACTGGGATTAATATACCAGCTTACGAAAAGGCGGATGAACTTATGGATGAATTGTATGAACTGATTGGTTGGGAATGGTAAATGAATGCCCCAGGATGTAAAATAAATTTCCTGGGGCATTCATAAATATTAGCCTACTTCAGGCTGGGCAGGGATAGCGGCAGCCAGTGCTTCAGTCTGAGCGATTATTTCCGCATTTTGAGCAGCAATAGCATTAGTAGCTTCTTGAATAGCCACTGGGTCACTGGCATCAATTGCCTCTTGCAGTTTAGCCGTCAGGATTACCTGTTGATCGGTAAGTCCTTTAATAGCTATTGTGGCAGCCAGTACCGCGTCCCCTTCCGCACGAACAGCCGATACAAGAGCGGTAACCTGTGCTTTCAATGCTTCTATTTCCTTTGCCATTTTCAAAACCTCCATACTTAATTTGGTTAAACTACTCTTAACAGTTTTCTCGAACTCACTTTCTCCGAAAAACCAACTAATCACTAAAATACCCCCTTTAATTATAGTAAAGGTTCCACGGGTTCTTCCGCAGGAGTGGCTGGTGTAGTATTGACGTTTGAATTAGATGGATTGGTTCCTGCCGTATTAATTTGAGATATCCTATCTGAAGTGGTTGTAGTGGTTTGTGTATTTGTTCCAGCTACGCTTACCTCTCCATTAGTTTTTACGGTATCCCTACCAGCAACCGTTTTATCCCCTTCAACCTTGTCCCCAGCCATACTACCAAATTTATCTATAGCAACCACTGCTCCAGTTACCCCCATACCAAAACGAAGGGTGCTGCCACTTTCCTTGGCAACTGTCCTGTTAGTTTCCCCTTGCTCTTTCACGTACACAATATAAGCATCAAACTCATTGGTACCTGGTGAACACATATCGTTACCTTTGCCAAATACGGATTTAACCATATCCATTGTATCATGGTGCATTAAAGCGAAAGCCTTATCATTGCCCTGCAATTGGTCAAACTGTTTTGCCTGACGGGCTTCCCTGGTCTGTACCCATGTTCTACAATCTATAACTTCTGCGGATCTATCCCTTGGTGTAAACCCTTCAAAAAACTCTCCTGGAGTTTTTAAGGAACAACCTTGTGTTAAGAAAACCACCATGAATAGAAACACGAACATCTTAATTACATTAGCCATCTTAATTACATTAACCATCTTTCATCCCCTTGAATTGAAAAAATTTACTGAGTATATCGCCAAACTGCTTCTGCAATCTGTTCAGCGGAAGGTCCAGTACTTCCAGATGTAGCGATGCCTTGGGCTTGAACAGGAACAGTATAATTCACGACAACTTGGTAATTGCCTAAAGTAGAAACTACAGGAACCCCTCCGCCACTGACGAAAAGATTCCCTGTTATAACCAACATATGGTCTGCCTCCATAGGACGGATCTTCCATCCATTAATCAAGAAGAAATAGGGAGGGATAAACAGTCCTCCACCTAAATCATTTCCACCTGTTTGATAAAAGGCAATGGGCCACTTGGAATTAAATGGGTGCCAATCGACCCATGCTGACCATATTTGAGAAGCCGAAACATTAGTGGTGTCAAGGATAATCCTTTTATTTGCACCATCAATTTGAATAGCCATCTTCTAAACCTTATGTGAGATAAGAAGGATCAGCCTCGGCTACAGCCGATATCGAAATACCTTTACTCTGGGTAATCTGTCCAGTGGATACACCAGGTTTTGCAACACCAGGATTACCCCAGACAAGGACCACATCCCTTGGTGTGCTACCAGAATATCCACCCTGTACGTTACCGGACCAATCAAATGTAAATGCGAGTGATGCTCCAGAAATAGTACCTGTGATATCTACTCCATCTTTGTCTTTAACTATTACTGCTGAAGATTCACCGTAGTCATCTCCCCCAGGAGTGGTAACATAGAACATGGTGTAGTATCCAGTTCCACCTGAAGTAAGATTGGCATTGAAATTCAGCGTACCAGCAGACGCATACGGGAACGATCTCTCTTGTCCATTATCGTCAATGAATATTACATCATTTAAGTCTGCGGCAGTTGGTGTGAAGAAAGCCCTTGAATACAGGGTAGGTCCAACAAACCAACAAATAAGATCATGAGTTTTTCCTGTTATTGTTCCACCAGTACCACCAGTGTTTATGTCTGTATTCTGTCTTAACAGGTATTGCATCTTGGTATAAATTTCATACCGAGTGGCATTTGTATGTGCTATGGTTTTCTTAAATGGGTAAGATCCCCCGCCTATGGTCTTATTTGTCGTAGCCGTATCCACCTTATATGTAATAACGTCATACGGTGTAAGTAAAACATTTGTATCATCGGCAGTCAAGTTAAGATCCGCAGATGTATTGATACCGAAAGGAAGTTTGAACGGTCCAGTTGCCGATTCAGAAATATCCGTCAGGGACACATCATCAAACGTATATCCGTACGTTCTATTGAATGACTTGAAGAAAGACCTATTATCAAAAGCTCCGTTACTGGCATCACCAAATACCTGAATTGCTTCATTTGGAAGATCAGTAAAAGTATAGTTTATTGCCGCCCCACCAGTGACACGTTGTAGGTAACACTGAGAACCAGCAGATACACCACCCTGCAATACCGATCCAAAGTATACCCTGTTCAAAACACCAGCAGCAGAGTATTCATTCCATCCAGCATTACGAATCTTCTGCCTAGTAGCATCCGATCCAGGTTTCCATCCCTTGTTCATTGGAAACGGGTAAGGCTTGTATGTAGCGGTTGCCCAAAGGTCAACAAGTTTTGACCATAGAGCATTTCCGTCAACACCATCCTTTGCTACTAAAGCTCCACCAACAATCAGTTCGAAGGTCTTATTGGTGAAGTTGAAGGTTAGATTGGTATTTACAACCAAGTCATCGGGATCGGTAATCATCGCCATTTTGTTTCTCCTTAATCAAGGTAAGAGGGATCAGCTACTTGGGATACCGGAAGACTTGCGTTCACCGATGCCAAAGTATAGTTTCTAATATACGCCGGAATATACCCAGGCTTGTAAATTGCTATGTCTACTGCCGATGGTGTTTCATAATTAAAGCTATAAGAGGAACCTGAAAGATCCTCTTGGTTATCCAACACAGTTTCAGTTCCAGTAGAAAGGATAGTTACATCCGATCCAGCTACAAGCCCCGTTAATCCAAAGGTAAAAGTATCAAGTGGATATAAAGTTCCAGCTTGAGCAGCAGCAGTGGATATAGTATCTACTCTGAGGAATGCACAAGCAACCGTCTCCGTCACGATTACCGTTAATCTGAATTTCAACTTGAAGCCTGTTGATGGGGATATTGTTTCAAACGGAAGGTGATTGAATCGGATAACACCAGATACAGTGGCAGTGTTAGCTACGTTCACTGTAATGGTATTGGAAGTAACATCTGTAACCCTTGCAAACTGACCAATTCCAGTTCCCCAAGCATAATCTCCAACTTCAACACCAACAGCACTTGTGACTGTAAAGGTGTAAGCAGCACTTGATCCAGAGCCGCCCGCACGTTGATAGTAAAGATTATGAAAGCTTCCAAATCCAGAACCAGTATCAATAGCATAATGGATATCAAATCTTATTTGTGTTGGTCCAGATAATAATGCTTCTGTTCTTTCAAATGCAGTGTGTCCATACCTAGTAAACAGATCAGTGAATGTGCATTGCATCCCAACCGTATTTAGAAGAATGCCACCAGCAGAGTTAAACTTTGCTGTTCCAGAGTTCATCTGAAATACAGCGGAAGTTTCAGTAGTAGGCTCGTTGAATGGAAGAACTATCCTACCTCTACCATCTCCCATGAACAAGTCTTCAAAGTGAGTTCCATAAACTGATGCTGAACCAGTGACACTGTTTATCTCCTGACATCCTTTTATATAGCCATTCAAATCAGCATGGACAATGCCAATAAGTGCTTTTGTACTCCACACATGAAATCCAGCAAATACCGACTCATACAGCATGTTTTTATCTGAGTTGACATTGGTGTATGGTGCAGTTCTTACTTTATCGAAATATACTCTTTGGAGTTTTACATCATCATTGTTGCCACCAGTGACAAAGATTGTGCCAATACCAAAAGCATTAGGTGCCCAGATTCCACCTGAAAGTTTAGCTGCCCTTGATCCACTATTACGAACTTTTACCCTAGCACAAGCAGTATAAGAAACAAGTCCGGTATAAGGATGACAATCTGGGATAGTCCCTCCAACACCAAAAGTTGTTCCGTCAATCTTGATGTCAGTACAACCGGAATTTAAAAGAAAAGCATAGTAAGGAGTTGTGGCATTTGTTCTACCATTTAATCTATCGCAGTAATCAATACCAGTAAACGTGATGCCAGCAGAACCAGTTAAAGCTATATTTCCATTAAGAACTCTGCCACCATTAAAAGTTAGATTTGAGCAATAGTTAATTGATAATGGAAAACCAGATGAACGAGCATATTGAACAATAGCCCCCTGTAATCCTGATAAATTTAAACCTTTACAGTATGAAATATTGATAGCATGGTCCGATGTTCCGACAGCACCGGCCCTTGGGAACTTACCCCCTAGAACACCACCAGCAAAGTTAGAAGTCAATATCAAAGCAACAACATCTAATGCTCCGTATGATGAAACATTGGTATCAACAACATTTAATGCAGATGCACACTCCGTAATTGATAGAGAATCAAAGAAAGCACAGTACTGGAGACGAACTCCGAAAGCCTGTCCAAAAATCGGTGAACCAGAACATCCATAAACATATTCAAGATCAATAACACCCGCATTAGTTGTTACAAATTCTGGTCTGTTTCCTTGAGCAGCAGCAGGAAGAGTATTGGTTGCTCTTGCACCTGTAGCAACCTCATTCAAAATATTACTTGGAATCCATGTCTTTCTACCAGAAGGAGCAATATTGCCAACAGTCCTTCTCATGGTCACGTTACTGGAGGATATTACGACTGAATGTGGATAATTTATTCTGTAGATGTTGGCATCCGTTACTACCTTGACAGTATATTCTCCATCAGCAGCACCGCCAGAAGTAAAGTCCATATAGATTTTGTTCCCTACTGCTAAACCATGTGCTGTGAATGTGCATATCAAAGTATGGATACAGGATACCGCTCCAGAAGTTAAAGCAGCAACATGGGGATAAGCAATATTATATGTGCCAGTAGCAGGAACAGCATAAATCGTATAAGTCCCATCAACCGGAGTTCCTGTGGTGAAGTCACAATAGACTTGCTCACCGATGTTCAATCCGTGAGTAGCCATACTGATCTGTATTCCAGGCTTGGATGTTACGTTTCCACCTAAACCTGAACCAGTTAAAGGAATTGTGAAGTGATATGGAGAGAGGACTGTTACAGTATAAATTGCATCAGCAGTGGCCCCACCAGATGTAAAATCTAATCCAGTTTGCATACCTGTTTCAAGAAGATGTCCAGTAGCATAATAAACCGTTACTAGGTTATCTTCCCAAATATAGGTACATGAATGCGAAATCTCTGCATGGGTGGATGATTGAGCAGCAAGACTTACATAGGTGGATGCTTGGGTGATATTTTCCCCCATCTGCAACTGGCCCCCGGCAAGTGCTCTTACAAAATTCTGTCTTGCATCGGTATTTCCAGTAGCTTCCCCAATATGATCGTGTCTCCAACCATTAGTAGAAGTATACAGTGAAGGCCAATACTCGTATGTATCAGCAACAGAAGTTTCTACCCATAATCCAGGAGCAACCATTGCGGCGGAACCTTCTGTAGGAACCTGGAATATTTGACCTACACTTCCGTTGGTATTCTCAAGAAAAAATCTTCCTCCTCTTGCACTGAACTTACCAAGACGAGGTACCGTAAGATCAACAGCAGTGTCGTGCGGTAAGGACATCCAGCCTTGAACATCTGGTCCAGATGCTGAAATATTGACAATGCCTGTAATCGCACCGGCAGCAAAATTTCCACCAGTTACTTCTCTGAACTTCATGAAT